TGTGGGAAGCATCAAAAGCGCCGACACTGATAGCGCCGCCCAGCCAGATTCTTGAGTCAAACGAAACCGTGCCCGAATCAATGTCGGGAACCAGTGAATCTATGTTGTCTATCGTGTAACCGGGAGTGGAGAACTCAAACAGAATTTCCGTATTGGCTTCACCGTATGACCACCGGCCAAGTGACCAGTCATAGATAATCACCCGGTCGTGAGTCGAGCCACCCGTCGAGAATGACCAGATGAACCGTTGGGCTTCCCGGTCAGACACCCCCCGCATGGTTTGCACGTCGGGACAGTTGGCCTGTAGCCACTTCGTTACCTTGTTATCCGAGATAACCTGCGAACCACCGCCAAGGGTGAAGATGGCGAATCCATCCCACCCGTAGTACGCAATCTTGCTACCTGAGACACAGACAGAATTAGGTGCAGGGGTTCCCGATTGTTCTACTTCGTCAATCCGGAAGATTCTGGGCGGGCCTTCGTAAGTGGCAACCTTGATTGCTCTTTCCTGGAAGATGACCGCTTGCGAACCGGCACCCCCAATAATCTTTTGAACGCTACCCCCTGAGAACAACTCTTGCTTGTCCGATTGCGTAGCAAGGGAGGGCGTCCACAGGTCTGAAGCGTTGAAACCCGACCATGCTATCCAGTTGGGCTTATCCGTCCCGTCGTTGATGTCCCCCACCATGACGAAATCGCCCACTACGGCGATTCTCCGAGCCTTGGGAGGGCTTCCTGCGAGGTCTGCGAATACCGTGCTGGTAGTCGGCATATCGAAATACTGGACGGGGTTGGCGTAGTCCGTCGCTATGATTCGATTGCCGAATTGCGCGAACTCCCAATTGGTCGCGCCGGTATACCCTCCCCCCTTGGACTCATCCGTCCAGGTGGTCGAACTCAACTGGTACAGCTTGGTAGCGTCCCCAGCGAACACCCTGGTAGTGCCTGCGGAGTCGGCAAACCAAGCCGCTCCCAAACATGCCCCCGTGAGAGCGCCTGTAACGCTCTCTAAGGATCTTAGCTGTTCATACCCATCGGGACTGGGGACACAGTTCTTGGCAACCGTCAGACCCTTCGCCGTGACCGAATCAATATCCGGAGTCCACTCGCCAAACGGAACGATCATGGGCCGGAAACCGTTTGGATAGCCAGGGGAGCGCCAGCGAATGCGCTTCTACGCTCTGACTTGTTCAGCTTGCTTACTGCATCCATATAGCCCGCGTTCCACAGCGCTACCCTGCCGTCCTCTTTGATGTACGGAGCGGCGTGAGACAGGGAGCCATAGAGGTACACGTCATAAGCATTCGTCAGGAGCCAATTCGTATCTGAGTCGTTTGTCAGTGATGAATACGCCTTGTAATAGCACAGCATTACGTCGCTGCCCGTCGCATCGGGGGCGGTAATCAGGTAGTCCCCTTCAATCGTGTAATACATGGGGTTGCCCCCATCCGTATACGCGGGATTGGAGAACAGCGCGGGAGGCGGGAGGTAGGAGAGGTTCCAGACTGTGGAGTCGAGAATGATCCGCTCCATTTCCATGAAATCCTCGGGTAACTGTTGGGACTGCGCGGAGAGCGTCAGGGTGTACGTCCTCAACATCTGCCGGATACGCAAATCCCGACGAATCGAAGCTTCCGCCAGCCGGACAAACGAGGGAATAGCAGCGGTCAAATCATCCCTGAGTAACCATCCGGCAATGTCGCTTTTCAGCGTGGCGTATGTCGTCATATCCGAGACTCATTGGTGCGAAGTTTCAGCCAGTCTTTGCTATTCAGCTTTTGGGCTAAATAGGTCTTCCACTCCCATTTATCCGAGTGGTTCTTACGCCAGTCTTTGCGCCATTCGTGATAGATGGTGATGGGTATCTCAGCGGCGAGATACCCATTCTTGCCCATCGCCTTACCGGAGCTATTCCTTGCCTGCGCATTGTTGGCAAGGATTCCGCTTACGTCCTGAATATCACGGGTAACAATCTCGTTGTCCCCAACGTATATTTCAGAACGGGTGCCGTTGGCGTTATACCCAAGGTCTAGTCGCTTCATCGTTGTGCCGCGAGAATCCCAGCGAGGTCATCATCAGCCTTCGGCGGGCGTCCCCTGCGAGGTGCGGGAGCTTCAGCCGGTGCGTCTTTGGGAGCGTTGAACTCGGCCCATTCTTGTGGGCTTGCTTGAACCACTTTCCCGGTTTTCAAGTGGCCCGCCAACTCGGAGTCTGGCACCTCGGCAATCTCACGGATGCCAATCCAGTTCCGTTGAATGTCTCTCGGGCCATCCCGATAGTAATACTTGGTACACGTTGCCCCGTTTCCACCGGGCAGCGAAATAATCTTAATGAAAGCCATGTTGGTTCCTTACGGTTAACCAGAAAAGAAAAGGGGGGCCGAAGCCCCCCGCAAGTTACGCTACCATCGCCGTTGCGACCTTGGCGTCAGCCAGGATTGCATTAGCTTTTTCGGCCTTGGAGATAAGGGTGTAATCCGAGAGGATTGCCTTACGCTCAGAGTCGTGAGTCTTGGCGAGGTCAACGACTTTCATATCGTCGATGTAGCCAACTTCCCACGTTTCCGGGTCAAGGATGAAGATATCCCGGTCACGCTGGAACCTGTTAGGAACAAGGTCAAGCGCGCCGAAGTCAGTTACCCACACACCCACCGAACCCAGCATGGTTGCCCCACTCTGGTTCGGGCTGCGGCCCTGGTCTTGGAACTGCGTAGCAACACGGGCGGCGGTAGATGAGAACATGTAGCCCGTAATCTTCTGCTTAGCAGTAGGCGAGCACATGAGCATCGTCGGGGTGCCACCGGCTACATAGCAGTCCTTCACCAGCGTCAGGAGATCCCCTTCGCTGATTGCCTGCGTGGTAGTCGAGTCTGCGGCTACACCAGTCGGCGTGCCGTACACGTTAGTACCACCGGACAGAACCGCCGTGGTGCCGCCCGAAGCGCGGTCATCGTTGGTGATGATCCACTCCAGAAGGCCCGCAGTGGTAGGCGCTGCGGTAGCAGTGCCAACATACGAACGCTGGTGACCTACACCACCCGTAAGCACATACTCCTTCGTGCGCTTCAGTTCCTTGCCCAGCTTCGCCATCTGGTACGCAACTTCAGACTTGCGGCCTGCCTTGGTGAGTTGGTCAGCGCGGCGAGACACAACGGCGACCTTCCAGCTAATCTGGCAGTAGTTGCCAAAACGCTCTGCGCTACCGAGTGCAGTACCGGCGAATTCATCGCCGTCAATCTGCTTATTGGAAGTCGCTGCCGCCAGTTCGTCACCCAGCCATTCAACATAACTGTTCTTGGCGGTCATCTTCCCGACGTTGGAAAGGAACGGCGTTTCCGTGGGCGAAATGTTCGACACGATATCCGAAAGTTGCTCGCGGACGTTTTGTCCGGTCGCGCCCAAATCAATTCTGTCAAACGTATTGCTGGCCTGAGTCATGATGTTCTCTCCCGAGAATGAGGTTTAAAACATTCGTTCAATTAACGCCGCAGCGTCTTTGAGCTTCCCGCTTTGCTTGAGCTTTCCTTTCAAGCCAGCCAATACCTTGGCTTGTACTTGAACCTTGCCCTGTGCTTTACCGGGAGGTGTTACCCTCGGCATCTGCGCGACCTTTTCCTTCACCTGTTTGGCTTTGGCCTCAGACTCTTGCACCTTTTGGGTGTTCTGCATCGCATCATGAGCGAGCAATACAAGCCTGTGGTTATGAACCTGCCCTACGTCATCAGCAGAGAACCCGTAACGGGTAATCAGGAAATCAGCAATCTCAGCCCTTTCCTTCGCCGTCCATTGGACTCCGCGCTTTTCAAGGCTTGAAATAAGTTCCGCCTGCTCAGTCTGTAGGTAGTGTTGGAATTGGCGCTGCTGTTCTGCCGCGCTCATCTGTTGCTGCTGTTGCCACTGCATAGCGGCACTTTGACGGGCTGCGTGAAGATTCCCCAGGCGGCTTTGCACGTCCCTTTCACGCATCAACCACTCAGCAGGGTTCTGCTGCCTGAGTTGCTGCATCTGGGGCGTATTGAGTTCCGCTATCAAGGTCTGTTCTGCAACATTCAATGCTTGGGCGGTTTCAATCGCCTGCTGTTGCATTACAGCCTGTCTTTGAGAGAACTCCTGCTCAGCGGCCCTGCGGCTTTCCGCAAGCTCCGTCGTTTTGCGGCGGTAATCGGCTTCCAGTTGTTGGCCTGTCTGTGCCTCTTTCAAAGACACTAACCGCTCTTCCCCGTTAACCTTGATACGCATCTTGAGGTTAGCCAGGAGGTCATCAGGATCGACCCCCAGCGCCTTTGCCACGTCATCAAGCGTTTCGAGTGAAACGGCCTCCGGCTCTTCCTCTGCCTCATCCTCGTCGCTATCCTGAGAATCGGATTCCTCCGGTTCCTCAGATTCTTCCGGTTCCTCTACAGGTTCCGGCTCATCTTCAATTACGTCTGATGCTTCTGGCAGTTCACCACTGTCGTCCAAAAGCGATTCAATTGCAGCCGCAGCATCGGAGGTGCTGAGAGGCTGCCTTGCGGCTTGGCCTTCCATAAATAGGTTTCCACTTGATAGGACTATGCCGTCATCACGACGGTGTTTCTATCGGATTAGAGTCCGACAGATCGGAAACGCTTTTTGCGCTCCAATTCGTGCTCCGTTAACTTGCCCTGGTCGATCATGCGCCACAGGAGCTTTTTGTAATGCGCCTGTGCCTGTAGTCTCCGGACAAGCTCCAGAACGTACTTCTCAGCGTCGTGGGAGCCGTTTAACTCGGCTTCCTCGATATGCTTTACGAGCGTCTCCCGTAGGGCCGTGGTTGCCTTCTCCCACGCCGGGTCTGTCAGTAACCGTTCCGCTGCTTTGCTTAGATTGTCCAAAGATTCTCTCCCATTCATCCGAGTATTTCGCGTGGTTAGTTGGCCGAACCCATGAACCCTTGCTCATGTGACCCCCATCGCCTCGGCATTCTGGTTTTCCTTCGCGAGATACAACTCTTCCATGTATGCGCCGTCAGGGAGTTCTTTGTCTTCCATCAGGACAACCGGCCCGTCTTCACCCACGTCGAAATCGAGTGAGTAAGCGTCGTAACCGTAAATCCGGATGTTTGGGTCTTCGCACATATCCAGAAGCGTGGTGCTGTGGGGTAGGTGCAACTTTATGCCCCTTGCCCATGCGATGCCCAACAGGAACTCTACACATCCCCGCCCCCTTTCGGCCTTGTGAACGTGCTTGTAAGTGAAGTCCGCCCCGTATATCCGGATGCCGTTGAACTTCTGGTAGATCGCATACGCCACGGCATAGGCCACCGTCCCGTTCAGATACGGCACCCCTATGTCTTTCACCACTTCATTAAGTGGGTAAGCCATCGCCCCTGGATAGTCCGGGTAGACTTTGCTGGTGAAGAACTTTGGGTGTTCTTTCAGCCAGCCCATCATCCGCTGAATGTTGCGATTTGGCCTCGATTCCTGAAGCTTGCAATCATCCATCGCAAACAGGAGGTCATGCTTAATGACGCCTCCCATTGCATTAACCGTCCAGACTTCATCAGTCTCCGACGTGCCACCCCTAGATGTGCAATCGTTGAAGTAATTGGCAAAGCTTCCGCCCTGCGCCACGATGGTCACAGTTTTCATGCGTTGTCTACCACCGCTTGTCTGAGCGTCCGTTCAAACTGCTTAACGGCCTCATCAATCGCGTATGCGTCTAACGCTCGGCTAGTTACCATCCCAGTTTTTGTTATCGCCCTTACATCCCATCTTCGTTTGCCATACTCGTCCATATTGGACTCGCCCACAGTAACAACAAACATAATGTCCATATCGCTCTAGCTCCCGAAGGTTGGCTATTTAAGGCCCGTCGCTACCAAGTCATAGACGTTGATAGTTTTCGAGGTTATGGAATGAAAACCCGCTGCCTCTAACGACTTGGCGAGTGTTTCGGGGGTGTACCCGAATTGATGCTGAAATCTGTATGCGCGGTCTTTGTTGTCCCGCTCTATCCAGCCCTGGTGCCCGTAAAGCATATCCGCCGCACACACCGGGCCTCCGGGAGAGTCGTACAGCTTTTCGTACAACCTACCGTCCCGAATGTAATCAGCCAGAACACCTATGTTGGGGACGATTATCCAGACTCGCCCACCGTCTTTGATGACCCTGCGGAACTCCCTCAGCGCCCTTAAACCATCGTGAAGCGTCACATGCTCCAGGGTATGAGAGGTGTAAACCCCGTCTACGCTCCCATCCTCTAGCGGGATATCCAGCATGGAACCAATCAGGTCTGCCCCTGATTTGGGGTCTAGGTCTAACCCTATTTCCTCATATCCACTGAGCGGGGCTTTCTGACCTCCGCACCCTGCGTGAAGTAACTTCACTTCGGCTTTTTGCGCTTCTTACAGGCCATTACTTATCTCCTTTGGGGAAGTACCCAAACTCTAGAAGCGAGTCAGCCCATGAAGTCACATCGCGGGCGGGCACTTGCATGGCAACTACGTTAGGCCCGTAGTCCTCGGCAACGCGCTTATCAAGCGTTACCCAATCGCCGGGGTTGATAGCGCCGCTCGCCCCTTCAGGCATGCCACGGTAAATCGTTACCATAGCGTCAGGCTTACCCCGCAGAGACTTCAGCAGCCTTACGGTAGTCTTTTCTCGCGCATCTCCGGAACCGAAGTATTGCAGTGCGTTGCTGCCGTATATGTCCTCGCCAAATGCGCCGGTTAAATCGTCCAGTCTGGACGCGCCACCGGCATCCTGCATCGGCCTATGCTCCATCCGGTAGCTCATGTCTGCCGCCTCTTGTGCGGGCGGACTAACTATACCAGTCGCTTCTTTATACGGCTTCGCCTTCCCCGCCCTGCGCGCTGCGAAGTCCTCGATTGGACTCCCATTGCGCTCCAGTAGCTTGATGCCCTTTTCGTCAAACATGACGATATTGTAAGTACCCTTCCCCCCGTCGCGGCTCATGCCGTCGAGGTAGCGGATGCCGGGGATTCCTGCCTGAGAAAGTAAACCAGATGCATGTTTATCCGGCCCTCTAAGCCACTCCCTATAAAACATCCCGCCAGAGAGGTCGCTGATTTCTCGCGCTTTTGCCAGCTCGGCGGCGGCATCCTCCATATTTCTTCGGGCCGAAATGAGCACGTTTGCATTCCGCTCATTCTTTGCTTCATTAAATGTCCCTTGTGCGGCCATTTCTGCCATTTCGAGGTCATTTATATCGCGCAGCCCAAACTTGTGCCCCATCCCCCTGAGTGCGCGCTGCACATTCTCCGGCTGCTCACTCAGCGGCCTGTCCCACTGCAACAAGTCCTCTCCCGTTAGGGGAGTAGAGGCTTCCTTGGCTGGGTCGGGCCAGCGGTATTCGCCGCGATATAGGTGGGGGGCTGGTCCAGACTCTAGTTTTTCAACCCATACCTTGGCCGCTTCCTTTTCGCTTCCAATACCAGGCTCACCAACTCCGAGCTTGCCCCAAGTTCGTAAAACAACGTCTTTGGCTTTTGGGTTTGCGCTAATCTCTAAAATGTCGCTATCAGACAGCTTATCAATAATTTCTCCAGTCTTTTTATTGTATACAACTAGGGCGTTTCCAGCCGCCGCAAGCCTGCCCGTTGCGGCGGTCAAAGCCTCTGCATATTGCTCTGGCTGCCCGCCAGCAAGTGTCGTGGCATATCCTCTCGCAGTATCCTCGGCATCAGCCCCATAGTACCCCCACCCATAAGCCTGAGCGCCCTCTCCCGTCCCTATCTTGGACAGGTCTACCGCGTCGTATTTGTGGGGGGAGCCGTGCCAGAAGGGGATGGCCGAAAGTACAGGCGCGAACTTAGCCAAATCACCGGGGCCGGGAGTCAACATGCCGCCTACAGCAGCACCCAACTGCCCAGAGAATGAGCCGGGTATCGGATAACCCGCTTTCGCAGCGATGTAATCCGTTGTCCCCGGAAAGTCCTGCGCAGCCGGTTGGGTATCTTGTCCGGTAATCGCCCTGCCTGCCGTGTCCAGCATGTAGGCAATGTCGCCAGGGTATCCCGCAATCCCAGCAACAGCACCGGCATTGAAGCCAGCGGGAAAGTCTCCCAGCAATCCACCTAGCTTGCGCTTGGCAGAATCGAGCAAGCCTTTCAGCTCAGCCACGCGGCACAACCTCTTTAATCAACCCCTGCTTATTACGCACAACGTCATAAGCGACTTTGCCTACCTTCACCCCGGCAATCATGCCGTCCTTACGTTGAACCGTGACAGTCTGAGGCTCATCCTCTTCTTCTTCCGGTTCCTCACGCTCTGTGATGCGTTCTATGACCCTTTCAGGGATAGGCATGGCAGATATGGCTTTCTGTATCCGCTCGTCAACACGGGCCATTACAGAGGCTTCCACGCGGGAACACATTTCCCCCATGCAAGCGGCCATTTCGGCCTTAACCTTGTCGCTTATCTCACCACTGAAATTGCGCGTGATGACTTCAGCCATAGCCGTCTGCCCGGCCATGACAATCGCGGCAATGTCCGTTGTGGGATTCTGCGGAACCACCATTCTTGCCCGGTTCGCGTGGTCAAGCAGGTTGATTAGTTTGGGCATCGCCTATCCCTCTCAGAAAATCGGTAACACCCGTCTCGACGGCATCTGTCTCAGCGTCCAGTGCCCGCGCCTCTTCCAGCGTCTTGACCCTTTGCGCTTGCTTCAACAGGGTATCGGCATCCATGTGCCTCACTTCCGATTGCGCCTTGCCTGCGGAGGTCTGCGCCTCAAACTGAGCAATCTGGGCCTTAAGCTCAGCCTCCCGTGCTTTCAGGCTGGCTTCAAACTGTGCTCGCTCTTTTTCAAGTTGGGCCTTCATGCCTTCAATCTGAGCGCGAGCCATCTTCGATTGAGCATCGGTCATCATGGCTTGGCCCTGCATCTTCAGGGACTCCATCTGAGCAAGCATCATGGGGTCAGGTTGGGCAGGCTGGATAGGGGTCTTCTGGGGATTCACAAAGTACCGCTCTGCCCCATCCTCTCCCGATGCCTCAACCACTAGCCTTGCCGTGGCAAACATATGCTCCGGATTCACCATCCGCATGGGGGCCAGCTTCTCTTGAAGTTGGGCGATCATCATCGCCCCGGCCAAACGCTCCTGTTTCGAGCGTGTGCCGATACCTACGGAAACCTTAAGGTTGGTGCGCTCTTTCCACTCCCTCGGAGAGACATAAACCCACTCACCCCTAAGTTGTAGGGCAAGGTCGTTTGACCAGTGTTCTCTAACCAGTCTGTGAGCCTTGCGGATGGCGCACTTGACGCCAGTCTCAGCCATTCCCCTTATAGCCAGTTCAAGCCGTTGGGAAGCCTGGTCAAGAGCCTTGGTGAACGCGCCCTCAGTGCTCTGCTTCAGAACATCGGCATCTAGGGCGATGTTGGGGTTAACGCCAGTCCTCAGTTGTTTCTGCGCGTCTACCCTATCCATCACAGGAAGGATGGCAGGGGCTAGGCTTTGAATCTGCTCATCCACAATCGACATAGGATCGCGGCAGGGGATAAGCTCAGCCGCAGCGTCCAAAAGCGCATCCATCGTGATGGAGCCTTCCAGCAACGCATTTTCACCTACCCTCTTACGGGGCTGGTTAATCCGATAGAGGTTGGTCAGCAGTTGACGCATCAGCGTCGAGCTAATCAACTGGAGGTCTTGCGTGGACTCCGCGTACCCAATCCCCGAGTGTTGATGCGGCATGATGATAGCCGCCATCGCCACAAGAGGGATGTAATCAGTCTCTTCGTTCTCGGCTATCTCCCGGCCAATCATCAGAACCTTGCGACGTTCTGCGATACCGTCCCCGTCGTAATCAACGAGAAGGTAGGCTTCGGAGACTTCGTATTCCCTCAACGAAAGGTCGGATTCATCGTCCGGGTCTTCGAGATTGAACCTGTCCCGGTTGACTGACTCGTTGGAAGAGTCCGCCCCATCGCCCACCTTGTCTAGCAACGCTTCATCAATGCCCATCTGGAGCAATTCGGAGCGCGTCTTTTTGGTTACATGGGCAACGAAGTCGCAATCGTCCAGTTCAACCGAACGGTGCCTACTGGATACCCTCACCTCATCCCCAGGGACAGCCTCAAACCGCAGACAAGGCTTTTTGGTAGTGACCTTGACCTCTATGTCATAACGGGGCATCCCGTCAGGGCCGGGCATCTCCGTACCCGCTACCAGTTCCACCCCTTCGGATTCGCTCAGGTCTACCAGTTGCTCCAACGTGAGCGAGCGATACCTT